TCATTAGCTGCCCGTCCTGACTTGGGCCATTTCTGTCCCTGCGGATCTTCCTCATCCGCGAACCGCTGCAGCGTGCCGGATACCAAAGCTTCGCCCACAGAGTTCATGAGGGACTTCGTGTTTCCCAGTTTGAGGGCCGCCTTACCCATCGCCTTGTCGAACCCGCCCCAGTTCAGAGACACTCCGTTCTTCGCCGTCATTGTTACAGCCCCCTGAGGTCAAAAAATGGATGTCTGGATATCACAGCAAAACTCGGCTCCTCCCGGTCTGGATTCGATTCTTCAAGCGGAAGCTTCAGCTTGCCGGAAGCAATGTCTTCCAGAAGTGCCGTGCAGTATTTCCACTGCTTCTGCAGGGGAATCCATTCATTGGCAGTGTTTCCTTCCGTATCCACAAGCGTCGTAATGGCTTCCACCGTACGGTAGGCGCTGATCACGGCGGCAATGTAGCGGACAAGCTCCGGCACATAGGGCCACGGCTGAGGATACCGGTAGGAAAGCGCGTCTCCGATTTCCCCGGAGACGGCTTCTATGGTTCTTTCCACAATGCCGGGATTCTGCTCCTCACACGCCGCCACATACCCGGCGTGCAGAAGGTCAATGATGTGGGCGCGGGTACACAGGTTCATACGTATGCCCTTTATTCGCGTTTTAGACTAGTTTTATACTAGTCCAATATCTTTTCCCCTTGTCCAGCCCGTCCAGAGGATTAAAACGCCTCTCCGGGGCGTACAGCGTTTTTCCGCTAATCCACCACGATCGCCTTGCAGACTGCCCGCGACGGACGCGCGGGCATGGGTTTGGCCTGCCCGATCAGGGTAATGGAAGAATCATCGCTGCTCTTTACCGGCACGATATGCAGGGGCACAGCGGCGTTGCCGGCGGAAATGGAGTCAACAGCGCAGTACCAGATGGTGCCAGGTACATCTACGGCCACACCAAGCAGAGTTTTTGCATCCAGTTTGGGCACCCATTCCCCGCTCACGGGCGCGGGATAGGTTTCATCCATAAAACGGATGACGTAACTGCCGATGCGCACTTCGCCATCACCCATTTTGATGCTGATGGGCGCGTCCTGTGCCGTGGAGCGGTAGTTTTCCGCCATATCCAAGAACACGGTGGTCACGTCCTCGCCGCACATGAACTCTACCCTGCCGCCGATCCCCGCCATGCGGATTTCCTGCTGCATGGCCCGCAGCAGACGATACACGTCCGAAAGTTTGCTCGTACCCGTCAGTTTTGTGCTGGGCGTATGGGTAAGCGGCGTACCGTAGTCGATACCGTAACTTTCCGTACGTCCGCCCGGAAGCTGTACCGGCCAGGCCAGTTTGCCCGTGGTCAGCACGCCCGCGCACATACCCTCGGTGGTCGCGTGGACCGCCTGCCTTACCTGATCCACCTTCTGCGTGCGCCACGCTTCAATCGATGCCTGGTTGCCCAGGAGGACTCTCAAGTCATTCAGCTCCGCCGCCGTTACGGGGATCTGAACCTTGATGGGCAGGGGTGCAAAGAACTGCGTTTCGATGGATTCATTGTCCAGAGGAACGGGCACTCCGTCACGGCGCACCACAGGAACGGTCTGCACCACGGCTTTCAGGTCAGTGATGCCCAGCATGGAAAGGGGATGCGTCGGGCGCTGTTTGAAAAAGCTGTCCATGATGGTGCTTTCCAGCGGCGGCAGCGTCCTGAGCGACTGAGCTACCGCCTGCTGGGAAAAAAGGCCTTTCAGATTCGCAAGCATAAGTATTTCCTGTTGTTAGACGTTTTTAGACTATGCGGGGTAAATGCCGTGTTCCACAAGCTGAGCCGTCTGAATGTCGGTCAGCGCCTTTCCGTCACCCGTTGTGAGAACACGGTGCTTCACGCCCCCGTGCACCACGCACAGAGCGGAACTTTCGCCGTGCTCGCCCGTGGGGTCGCAGGGTATGTCCACCACCGCCACAGGGATCACTGTGGCCGCGTCCGTGGAAAGCAGAGGTTCCCAGGCCGCGCCCACCACAGTGCCGCTCTGTTCGTTATCCCCCATGACATCCACGCGCTTCATGACCGTACCCACGGGAATGGCCGCGGCCTTCGCCTTTGCCGAAAGCGGCAGATGGTGCAGAACCACAGGGTGATCACCTGTGGCCGCCCGTTCCCCGGAGAAAACATATTTGCCGAGATATCCTTCATTTGCCATGATATTTTCCTTTTATGCCTGCGGCTGTCGCGTGGCGTGCCGCGCCTTGAATGAGGCAGGACGTTCTAGAGTTTCGCCGTCAGTTCGGAGAGATTGATGCTGCCGGACTGGACGCCTGTATGAGACGGTGGCGCGGAAAAGTCGGAAGCTCTCCCATCCACGGGGCGTGCTTCCAGTTCGCGGAAATAGCGTTCTTCCATGCTCAGGCTTTCCGTCCTGCCGTCCGGGGCCGCAAAGTCCACGGTTCCGGGCTGCGTCGCCAGCCTGGCCGCAAAGTCCAGCACACCCGCCTTTTCAGCGGGTTTTACCTTTCCGGCCTTCACCAGTTCCGCCACGCGCGCCTCCCGGCGCTCGCCTTCAATCCTGCCACGATATGCGGCAAAATCGGCGCTGGCCTTTTCCGCCTTCTGTTCCGCTTCAGTTTTGGCAGCTTCCGCCTTGTCCTTTTCCTGTTTGCGGGAGTCGGCTTTCTTTTTCAGGTCTTCGTTTTCGGCGCGTAACGCCTCAATCTGACCCTGCAGCTGCCCGATCTGCCGCTGCAAATCCTCAATACTCATACTGTCTCCTTCGCCGCGTGTTGCGGCAAAATCCACCGTGATGGCGTTCCCGCCATCATGAAATTCCACCGCCTCAAGGCCGTCGATGGCCGGTTGCGCCGCGCCCAGAAGGGCCACATGCCGCAGGGTCACGCGGTCCGGCATCAGGGACATGGACACATGGCGGTAATGCCTTTTTGACACGAGGTCCCGCACCGCGTCCGGAACGTGCGCGAACTGTGCGAACAATTTTCCGTTCTCCGCCCTGAGCCGCGCAGCCCAGCCGAAGGCCGGGGCCGCGTCCGTCTTTGGATGGCCGAACACCAGCGGCGCGTCGCGCTTCGCCGGGTCGTAAGCGTGGGCTATGGCCTCCAGGTCGTCTTCCGTGAATGTCTGCGGACGCCCGGCGCTGTCCGTGAAGGTGCCCGTGCGGGCGATTTCGATCCATTTGTCAGGCATAAAAAAGCCTCCGTTCCCCTGCACTGTGACAGGAAAACGGAGGCTTCGCCCGGAAGGGACGCTTTCTGTGCAGGGAAATTTCCCTGATATACCCTCCGGATAGCGCGTTGCGGTTTTTCCGGCCCCCGTAGTAAGCAGTATGAGTCACCATCACTGCACCCTCCGGAACATCCGGGGCCACGGGAGCCGGAAAATGGCTAAAGAAACAGAACAGTACCCAATTGTTGACTATGAACTTTTCCGTAACATTCTGACGACACTTGCGGATACTTATCCTGAGCGGCTTCGAATGAGCCAGATCCCCAGCCTTGTTGCCTACGGCGTAAAAAATGCTGGCCGGCCTCTATGTTACCTCCGTGAACAGGGCCTGATTGACATGGACGTGCAGAGGTTTCTTGGCGGCAATATGAGTATCGGCGGAATCAAAATCACCGCCAGAGGGATTGATTTTCTCCGTTCAGACGGCGGTCTGTCAGCTCTGGCCGCACCCGCCATCCGCATCGCCCCGGAAAACCTTATCGCCATCATTGATGCAGCCCTCGCCGCCCGTGGCGTTCCCGCTGATCGGCGCGGAGCCGTACAGAAGGCTCTTGGGGTTGCCAAGGCGGAGACTGTGAAAACCCTCGTGCACAGGCTTGTGG